CGGGTTTACAAAAAGGATAGAAAGTATCGGGCCAGCCATACATGGGTAAACAACTCCAATAATCCATATTTTGCATCCGCGTCATACAACCGGATTGCGATCATTGACGGCAATGGATCCTCTTATGACATAACCCCAAGCCCTGTTCCGTCAGGGACTGCGGAGGCGTCACAGAACACTGGTTATGGCGGCAGCACCTATGGAAGTGGAAACTACGGTGTAGAGCGAGAGGAAGACTTTACCATTGCGGAGGCAACGGTGTGGACGCTGGCAAACTGGGGTGAGGACTTACTAGCGGTATCTAACTCTGACGGTCAGATTTATGAGCTAGATATGTCTGCATGGGCTTTGGCTCCAACAACAACTCCGATGACAAAGGTTTCTGCCAACGCACTTGTCGTTGACATCGCTGACGGCACAACGGCAAACCCGACAGAAGTTCCGACTAGCAATTATGGGCTTGTTGTAACGGCAGAGCGTTTTGTTTTTGCCTTGAGGGCTGGAGGCAATCCCCGAAAGGTTCAGTGGTGCGACAGAGAAAATCTGTATGAATGGCAGCCCAGCGTGATTAATGAGGCTGGCGATATCGAGCTTCAAACATCTGGATCATTGGTGGCTGGCGTATCTGTTAGGGGCAGAACGCTGCTGCTCACAACCACGGACTGTTGGACGGCGACATATCAGGGGCCGCCCACAGTATTTGGCTTCCAAAAGATTGGTGACTCATGCGGTCTTGTTGGCAAGAATATGCTGGCATCTGTTGGCCCGAGCGCGTTTTGGATGGGCAAAAATAACTTCTTTTTTTATGACGGAACGCAGGCCAGAGTGCTTCCCTGTGAGGTGCATGATAAGGTTTTCACCGAGATAAACAGGTCTAAGGTTAGCCACGGCTGGTGCGTTGCAAACCAAAAGTTTAATGAGGTCTGGTGGTTTTATCCGGCAAATGGTGCGGATGAGTGCAATAAGTATGTCGCCTATGATTACAGGGAGAATCATTGGCTGATAGGTGATTTAACGAGGTCAACTGGCGTTGACAGCGGGCCATTCCAAGAGCCTTGGTGGGTGGCAAACAGCGCGGCTTATCGCCATGAAACCGGCTTTGGTCATGAAAGCGCGTCAGTATTTTTGGAGTCAGGGCCAATTGATTTTGCAGATGGAGACACTGTTGCTCGCGTTACAGAGGTGATCCCAGAGGAAGATACTCAGGGCGAAGTGTCCTTGAAGTTTAAGACCAAGTTCTATCCAAATGATACAGAAACCACTCACGGGCCATATAACCCCGCCAATCCAATGAGCGTTAGGTTTACCGGGCGGCAAGTGAAGCTGCGGATTGATGGCGGCGAAGGCAATAACTGGCGGTTTGGTGATTTACGGATGCGGGCTTCTGGGGGCGGTAGGCGTTGAGTAGAGAGCGACCGCCACCCTACGCACCGGACAACCCGGATCAGTGGGCAGAAGATTTATCTGACTACTTGTCAAGAGTCAGGTCAACTGTTGCTTTCAAAGATGCAGATGATAAGGCAACAAATGACGGTATCATCTTATGGGACACTGACGGCTACCCGGTTGTATCTAAAGGCAGTGAGTTTCGCCAGATTGTCCTAGCTGACGGATATGGATTTTTTTACATTAGCTCAAACGTGACGTTTACAGCGAATACGGCAACAGCATTAAGTTACACGGCAGACAGCAATAACACTGGGCTGAGTGTATCGGGGAGTGAGATTACCTTTGAGGAGGCTGGAAAATACATGGTGTCTTTTTCGGCACAAATCTCCTCATCATCATCTAGTACGGTTAATTTCGCGTTTTGGCCCCAGATCAATGGATCAAACGTGTCAAACAGCACGATGAAGAATGCTCTACATCAAAACAACGCTGCGCTGGTGGTGTCTAGGACTGCATTATTTACTGTAAATGCCGAGGACACGCTGAAGGTTATGGCGGCTGTAGATGATGCCAGCGGCAAGCTAGAGGCAATTGCTAGTTCAATAGCGAGCGAGCCAGCAGCGCCTTCTTCAACGCTGAGTATCGTAAGAATTAGCCAATAGCTAATGGTATAATGGAAGAGCTTGACGCAGAACTTGAAAGATGCAGGCCGTGGATAGAGGCGGCTTTAGATAGGGGTGGTAATACCCATGAGTTTGAAGACATCGTTTACGCGGTCAAAACGGGAGCGATGCAGTTTTGGCCTGCTGAAGATGCCTGCGCCATTACAGAGATAATTGTGTATCCAAGAAAAAGGGCTTTTCACGTTTTTCTTGCTGGCGGAAACATGGATACGATAGTTGATATGGATGAGTCGGCTGTGTATTACGCCAAGATAAATGGCTGCACAATAATGAGCATTGCCGGTCGTAAGGGGTGGCAAAGGGTTTTAAACGAAAAAGGCTACAGGCCTTATTTAACGAGTTTAGCGAAGGAAATTTAATATGGGCGGCGGCGGAAAAGGCGGAAGTCAATCCACGAAGGTAGAGATTCCAGCATGGGCTGAAAAAGCCATGCAAGAAAATCTCCGCAAGGCGTCTGCGATGGGCGAGATAGGCTATATGCCATACTATGGCCCAGATGTAGCCGCATTCACGCCAATGCAAGAGGCTGGGATGCAGGGCGCTTATGATGCTGCCGCAGCTTACGGGCTTGCGGCTCCGGGCGGAAGTGCATTAGCCGGATTCCCCGAAGCGCAGGAGTTTGCTGGGGGGCTTAGGGGATACTCTTCTGGGGATCTGTTTGAGCAGGCTAGAGCCGAGTTTGAGGCTAGAAATCCAAGGCAGGCTGCCGCGTATAATAGGTTTTTTACGCCTTACGGAACAGAAGAAACAAACCCAAACTTCCCCGCACCGGGGGAAGGCGGTAGGCCGCCGGGATATCCTCATTATCTGCCGTGGCCTCCAAACTTTGACATGGGGAGGTTTATATAATGGGCGGCTCAGTAGGCAATATGCGCGCTCCGGGATCAATTCCAGCCATGCCCCCAGAGGGTCAGCTGCCGCAAGGCCCTTATAAACTTGGGTCTATTGGCGGGAAAGGGGGCGGGGTTGTGAATCCGCCGCCAGCAGACACAACAGGTCAAGGATTTGCTGTAGCTCAAGGAACTGTTCAGCCTGCAATTATTCCAAATGAAACTGGCGGCAGGACGCCTGTGCCTACTTCACCAGCCGCTGGGCAAACCACTGGCACACCTAATATGTTTCAAGCTGCATCCCAAAGCATATATGACGCTATGGGAGGGGCAAGAGACATCATGGGTTATCAGCCTATGAATGTGTCTGCCACCCGGTATGACCCATCTAGGATTGGTGCAGATTTTAATCTTGGGTTTGAGCGCGTTTCCTCCCCCGGCATGGAGGCGGCACAAACTACGCAAGCAGACATAGAGCGATTCTATAACCCCTACACTACTGAGGTCATAGATCAATCTATGGCTGATATTGAGCGCAATCGCTTAATGCAGGCAAATCAGGCGGCTGCACAGGCACAAGCCGCTGGCGCGTTTGGTGGCTCAAGGGGCGCTCTTATGGAGGCTGAGATAGCCCGCAATGCGTTAGAGCAGCAAGCGAGGACGGGTGGTCAACTGAGGCAGCAAGGCTTCACAACGGCTGCACAGCTTGCACAGCAGGATGTTGCAAGGCGTCAACAGGCGGGTCAGCTTAACGCTCAGCAGGCGCTACAAGCCGCTCTGGCGAATCAGGCAACCGGATTTCAAGCAGGCATGGCTAATCAGCAGGCAGGCTTGCAGGCTTCACTGGCGAATCAGGCTGCGATCAATGCGGCTAGAAGCGGCTTTAGGCAGCAGGAGTTGCAAGCCAATCTCGCTAATCAGGCGGCTGGATTACAGGGCGCTGGCATGAGATTGGGCGCTGGTCAGCAACTAGCTAACCTCGGAAACCTCGGATTTACTCAGGCGCAATCTGCCTTGCAGGGTATGCAGCAGCAGGGTCTACTGCAACAGATGCTTCAGCAAAACCTTATGGACGCGGCAAAAGGACAGTATGGCGCTTATCAAGGGCAGCCCGGAACTGCTCTCGGCTATCTGGCTCAGGCTTTGGGCGTCACTCAGGCTCCGCAGTCTCAGACCACAACTAGCGATCCGGGTTTGTTTGGCTGGGCGTCTATGCTGCTTGGCTCTGACGTTAGGTTAAAGAAAAATATCCGTAGGGTTGGCAAGACCCCGGGCGGTTACAACTTGTATGCGTGGGATTGGAAGAAGCAGGCCAAGTTTGTTCTTGGAAAAACTGGCTCAGATATGGGCGTACTTGCTCAAGATGTCATGCAGACCAGACCGGATCTTGTTATTCAGTTCCCTGATGGTTACTACCGCGTGAACTATGGAGGCATATCATGACGCCAGCAATGGGACTCATGAAGCTAATAGAGATGGGCATGGAAAAGGGCGGCATCCGAGATAGCTTGGCTAAAAGGCAAGAGATGGCTGCTGGTCAAGCATTGCAGATGGCTGACCAGCCTCTTATGTCTCCGGTTGACACTGGCGGCCCTTTTTCTCAGCCAGCACCACAGATGTCCCCAGCAATGCCTGAGCTTGTTGACGCATCTCCAGACACGTTCGATCAAGTCATGAGATTGGTTGGCGCTATCGGCGGCAACAATATGCAGGGAGGCTTCCAAGGCAGGCCAGAGCTACTAGGCGGCTCTATTCCCAATATGGGTATGACCGCGCAGGATATGATGTCGCAGGGCAATGGCGGATTTAATGAGGATAACTTTGGAGCTTTGCCGGGGTTGCTAAAAATGCTTTCAACTTTTAAGTCAGTTTTTTAGAGGCAAGGCGTAACATGGCACTATTAGACGTTTTAGTAAATGCGCTGAACCCAAGGAATCAAGCAGCATCATCATTTGATTTTGTTAATGCGCCGTTTCCTAGTAGGCCACAGCCTGCTGCCCCAGCCCCACAGCCGATGCCGACTGCGGCACAATTGCAGCCGGTGACTGTTCCCTCTCGCCAATTGCAGATGGCTGATCCAGAGGTGCAGAGAATGATGGCGGCAATGAACGCGCCTGCACTGCAGTCTGTATCTGGCGGGCCAACATCTGGAAGGGGTGCGGTTCAGCAGGCTGGCCTTTTGTCTCGACTTGGCAGGGGTGCAATTGATTACTTGTCAGATCCAATTAACCGCAAGCAGTTGGCTATCGGGTTTAACGCCATGCGCCTTAACCCTGACGCCAACCTAGCACGGTCGCTGCAAGGTCAAATAGAAACTGAGCAAGGCATGAGGCTGCTTCGGACACAGGGCAACAGGACGGCTGAAGCACTAGAACGAAAAGCAGATCAGATTTCAAAAACGGATCCGCAAAGGGCGGCCCAACTACTAACCGCTGCAGAGTTTATTAGAAATAACCCAACAAATACTGAGGGCATTTCTGCCGCAGCGAATATGCTGTTTACCACATCTCAATATGCGCCAACGGTATCTGGTGTGCAAACAGACCCTAATACTGGCGAGCAATACGTTGTCATCACTGATAGAGATACTATGCAACCCAAGCGCATGACGGTTGCTGGAGCTACACAAATGACGCCTGCGGAAGAGGCGGCGCTTGCTACGCAAGAGGCCGTTAAATTGCAGGACATTAAGTTTGCCCAAGAAACTGGGCAGTCTGTAATGGGGCGAGCGGAGCAATTAAACGAGTCTATCCAAAAGTATTATTTGGCCCTTGATGCTTTGGATGAGGGTGCAGATTCTGGGGTATTCATGAATATGCTGCCCGCTCTTAATGCTGCAACCGCGCAGCTTCGATCTGTAGCTAATCAGCTAGGCATTGACGTTGTGAATTCTGCAACATTTGGCGCGCTAAGTGAGTCGGAGCTAAGGTTGGCACTATCTACCCAGCTTGATCTTAATTTGCCAGAGCCGGAGCTACGGAAACAGCTTGAGGCGCAAATTAGGGCAAAGGATAAGTTGCGGGCAGAGCTAATTAAAATGGCTCAGGGACTGACTAGCGGTGTTGGCTATTCTGACTACATCAAGAATTACCAATTTGTCCCAATGGCTCCGCCAGCGGGGGTGGCGCTTGACGATTGGAGACGGGCCAGCGCATCCCAGAAACGAGAGTTAATTAGCGCGGCGCAACAATAATGGCTAGATCAGTAGAAGAGATTATTGCAGAGATTCGGGCTGGGTCGCAGGCTGCTACCGCCCCCGTTGAATCTCAAAGATTTCGCACTGCACTGCAAGGAGCAACATACAATTTTGCAGATGAGATAGAGGCGGCTGTCCGTAGCGTCCTCCCAGAGTCTTTGGGTGGCGGCGAGTATGAGCAAATCCGTAACGAGTTGCGCCAGAAACTTTCTGCGTATAAAAAAGCCAACCCGGGCGAGGCTCTTAGTTATGAGCTTGCTGGCGCATTGGTTCCTGCGATCGGGATGATGGCTGTACCCGGTGGTCAGGCATTAGGCGGCGCAAGATTGGCTGCTGTCGCTGGGGCTGAGGGGCTTGGGTCTTACTTGGGAGAGGTTGAAGAACTTTCTGATGTAACGCCGAGTGGCGCAGCCCTTGCAACCGGAATTAGCGCCGTAGGTGGCCCATTAGCGCAAAAAACTTTATCTGCCGCTGGCGCTGGTGGCAGTCAGCTAATTAAGTATATTAGGGGAAAGTTTGGGGACGCACCAGCCACTGCGGCACAGGCAGAGTTAAGGAGACTCGCTGCGGCGACAGGGCAGACCGTTGATGAGGTTGTGCAAGATGTCATGGAAGGTAAGATCATGGCAGAAAACCGCACCCTGCAGGCTTCTGTCAGGGCGCTACGCAGCCAAGGCGGCGAGGCTGCCAAGCTAATCACAGAGCAATTACCTTTACGTCAGGCATCAACTAGGGCCGCTGCGATGGAGGGGATGCAAGAAGGATTAGCGCCCGGCACATCTGGTAACATTATTGCCGCTATGAAGGCGACGGATAGCGAGTTAGGCAAGTTAGAGAGAGATGCTTATAAAGCCGTCTTTGGCGGTGTGCCAACCGTAAGCACTCAGATAGCTAGAGAAATCGAGTCAATACTTGGTCGCTTCCCAGATGCTAGAAGGGCTTTAACAAGCATTTATAACAAGCGAAACACAGTGCCGCTTTGGAATGACGAGCGCAACATATTGCGTAGAGTGCCTAACCTAGAAGACGCAGAGATTGTTCGCAGGCTACTAGATGATGAGGCGTCAGTGCTTTTCCGTGGCGGCTCTGGTACGGAAGGTCAGGCGACGGCTGATGTGGCTAAGGCTTTGAGAGACGCGCTTGATAACGCTTATCCGGGTTTACGCTCAGTAAGGGCTGACGCAGCAACGCGTAGAATAATACGAGATCAGTTTGATGCAGGCCGTAAGGCTCTTGGCATGAATGTTGATGAATTAGAAGTTGCATTTGGTCAGGTTAAGGGTATGGGCGATGCAGCAGTACGCTCTTTTAGGGCTGGCGTTATGGACGGCATTAGAAATCGCGCCAGACGTTCTCCAGCACTTATGGGCAGGCTTGCTGATCCTGATCGCCAAGAAGGTGCTGCATTGCGGATTGTGTTTCCAGAAGAAAGCGCAGAGCAAATACAACGCCGTTTAGATGTGGCTGCGGGATCTCAGGAGCTTTACAACAAGGTTATGTTTAACTCAATGACGGCTCCAGAGCAGGCTGCAAAATCACTAATGGGGACGGGTGGCACAAGCCTTTTTGAGATGCGGCAGATGATGCAGATGGATCCAGCGGCATTAATCTCAGGGGTTGGTAAACTGATAGCCAGTGCGATGCCTCAGCTTTCCGAAAAAGACAGGCTTGACGTCGCTAGGGTTTTAATGTCCGAAGACCCTGACTTGGTTAGGAGGGCGCTTATTGATAATAGCCAGCTTGACGCCGTTCTAAACAAAGTACAACAAATTGTAAACGCAGCGGGTGCGGGCGCAAGAACGGGCGTTAGTCAGCAGACAGGCGGATTACTGGCAGAAGGTAACTATTAATGCTCAAGCCGATGACAGATCAAGAAATCGAATCAATCGCCAGAGAGGCGGTTATGGATTCGGTTGACTTTGTGGAATCTGAGATTGCTGAAGATCGAATAAAGGCGCAGCGATACTTTGACGGCGAGGTAGATATCGGCGAGGAAGAGGGCCGGTCTAAGGTGGTCGCCACTAAAGTGCGTGACACTATCCGGGCTATAAAGCCGTCTCTTATGCGCGTGTTTCTGTCTACGGACAAGCCCGTGGAGTATGTGCCAAGGGGGCCAGAAGACGTACAGGCTGCAGAGCAAGCCACCGAATATATGCACTACGTCTTCAATGAGCATAATGGCTACCGCGTTCTGAATGACGCATTCCACGATGCGCTGGTTAAAAAGTCAGGGATAGTTAAGGTCTATTGGGACAACTACCAAGAGCAAGAGACATACGACTTTGAAAACCTTAACGAGATGGAGTACCGAGTCATCACGATGGATGATGACGTTGAGGTAATTGAGTCCACAAAGCGCGTAGAGATGACCATTGATGAGATGGGCATGGAGATAGAGTCACCGTACTACGACCTCAAGATTGCGCGTTATAAAGATGTTGGCAAGATTTGCATTGAGTCGGTTCCCCCAGAAGAGTTCTTTGTTGATCGTAACGCCAGAAGCATAGATGAGGCGTATGCCGTCAGCCACCGCACAGAGATGCGTATTGGCGACTTAATCTCTATGGGGTATGACTATGAGGACGTTAAGGATCTGACCGGGCTTCAGCACTCAGACACATTCTCAGAGGTTGAGGAGTTTGAGCGTAGGGGCTACGAAGAGGACTACTCTGACGAGGACATTCAAGACCCATCAATGCGTCTTGTAGCCGTCACTGAGGTCTACATGAAGATAGACGTTACCGGAAGCGGCATACCCACGCTTCAGAAGGTGACCCTTGGCGGGGCTGCTTACAAGCTGCTGGATTACATGGCTTGCTCGCACATCCCGTTCGCTGTATTTGAAGTGGATCCAGAGCCTCATACGTTTTACGGGCGCTCTGTTGCTGATCTGATTATCAACGATCAAGACGCATCTACTGCAATGCTGCGTGGCGTCTTGGACAATGTTGCGCTGACGAATAGCCCTCGCATTGAGATCCTTGATGGCGCTGTCAACATAGATGACCTACTAAACAATGAAATTGGCGGGATCATTCGGGTTAAACAGCCCGGGGCGATACAGCCTCAAGCGGTTCCTTTTGTTGCGGGCCAGACACTTACCGCCCTTCAGTATCTCGACATGGAGATTGAGAACAAGACGGGTGTTACCAAGGCGTCTACCGGGCTATCACCTGACGCACTACAAAACGCAACCGCAGCCGCAGTTAATGCCACCGTTCAAGCGCAGGCCGGACAGATTGAGGTTATGGCGCGCAATCTTGCTGAAGGCGGTATGCGTAAGATGTTCACCCTAATGCTGAAGGTCATGCACGAAAATGTAGACGAACAGCAGATGATGCGTGTCGCTGGCGCTGAGTACGTTCCGGTAGATCCCAGATCGTGGAATGTCACGATGGATGTCACGGTTAATGTTGGCTTGGGAACTGGTAGAGAAGAACAAAAGCTGGCGGCGCTGATGCAGGCATTCCAAGTGCAATCACAGATCATGCAGGCATACGGGCCGGGTAACGGCATTGTCTCTCTGACTCAGATCCGCAATACCCTTGCAGATATTCTTGCGTTGAATGGCATCAGAAACAGTACGCGCTACTTCAACCCGATGAATCCGCAGATTGAGCAGCAGATGATGATGCAGCAACAGCAGGCCGCTCAACAACAAGGCCAGCAGGCTGACCCACAAGCGCAGGCGTACTTGCAGGCGGAGCAGGTGAAGGCGCAGGCCAAGGCTCAGACAGACATGGCTAAGATGCAGGCGCAGATGCAGAAGGATCAGTTTAAGCTGCAGCTTGATGCACAGAAGGCTGCTGCAGATGATGACCGCGCGCGTGATAAAATGGATCAGGATTTGCTGATTAGTGCTGCAGAGATTTTGGGCAAGTACGGCACTGCCGTAGATGTTGAGCGTATTAAGCAGATGCAGGCTGTGCCTAGATGAGCATAAAGGATCGTGCGACTGCTGTTAGGCGGTTGCAGCGCGATGACGGGTTTAATGGCCTAATCGCAGACATTAAAAAAGATCAGGGCGATATCTTTTTTAACCCGCACTCTTCATTTGAAGACCGGGAAGACGCGCACCAGATTATTAGGGCGCTTATGAAGATCGAAGATCGTATGGCCCAAATCCTACAGGATGAGGCGATCTACGATAAAAAACGCAAATGAGGACTCAGTACCGTGGATACGACTGAACTTGATAGCTTTGAAAGCGCCGTAGAAGGTTTACTAGCCCCGCAACCAGAAGCCCAAGAGGCGGAGGACGAGGCAGTTGAAGAGGACGAGGCCGAAGTAGAGGCTGAGTTTGAAGAAGTGGAGTCAGATGATGACTCCGAAGAAGAGGACGAATACGAAGACACTGATGAAGCGGAGGCTTCGGCCCCTGAGCTATACACCGTCAAGGTTGACGGCAAGGAAGAGCAGGTAAGCCTAGATGATCTCAAGCGAGGATACAGTGGTCAAAAGTATGTCCAGAAGGGTATGCAAGAAGCCGCCGCCATGCGTAAGCAGGTGGAGGAGGTGTACGCAAACCTTTTAAGTGAGCGCCAGCAGATTAGCAACCTGTTGCAACACGCACAGAGCGGTCTGCCACAAGCACCACAGGCTCCATCAAAAGAGCAGTTTAATAGCGACCCCATAGGATATATGGAAGCAAAGCTGCAGTACGATGAGGCTAAGGCGGAATATGACGGGCAAATCCAACAGCTACAGCAAGTGGCTCAACAACAAGGACAAGCCCAACAGGCCGCACAGCGCGCTTATTTAGAGCGTGAGATGGAAGCGTTAAAAACTTTAGTACCAGAGTTTGCCGAGCCGGACACAGCCGCTCAAGCCCGAGACCGTCTTGTGACGATGGGCCAAGAGTTTTACGGCTACGATCCGAATGAAATTGGTGCGGTGATGGATCATCGTGCAATCAGAGTATTGCATGACGCCATCAAGTACCAAGAGCTAATGCAAGGCAAGCAGAAGGCCGTTACCAAGGCGAAGCCAAAGGCGACTCGCACGGTTAAGGCCGGCGCTAAGAAAACGCGATCCAACGCAGACGCCGAGCGACAAACTCGACAAAAACTGAAGAAGAGCGGAAGCATTGATGACGCTCTATCACTAATCCTTAAATGAGGTAATTAATCATGGCACAGCCATCCAACACTTTTGACAGCTATGATGCTGTCGGCATCAGGGAAGACCTTTCCGATGTCATCCATGACGTATCCCCCGAAGATACGCCGTTTTACTCAGCCTGCGCTAAGGGTAAGGCTCGCAACACATACCATGAGTGGCAAACAGACGCACTGCGCTCATCAGCAGCCAACGCGCACATTGAAGGTGACGCAACTACTGCTGAAGCTCGCACTGCTACTAGCCGCTTGGGCAACTACACGCAAATCTTCAAGAATGCGGTAATCATCCCCGGCACTGATGAGGGTCTTGATAAGGCCGGGCGTGCTAAGGAAATGGCTTACCAAACTCTGAAGATTGCAAAAGAGCAGAAGCTGGACATTGAGAAGGCTTTGTTTGCTAACAACGCTCGCGTTGCTGGTAATAGCTCTACTGCCCGTGAGCTTGCTGGCCTTCCTTCATGGATCGTCACCAACATCGACGAGGCTGGTGACGCTACTGCGGCCACTGGTGACGGCACTGACGCCCGCACTGACGGTACTGCTGCGGCTTTCTCTCAGACCCGTTTTGACGGTGTAATGCAGTCAATCTGGGAGTCTGGCGGCAAGCCCGACACGGTGTACCTGACTGCGGCTCAGATGAATGTTGCCCTTGGCTTTGCCGGTAACAACAATCAGCGCAGCAACATCACCGCTGAAGCTGAAAAGGTCATCAAGCACATGAGCGTATACGTTACGCCTTGGGGTACGGTTAAGTTTGTACCTTCCCGGGAGCAGCGTGGCTCTGATGTCTTTATTGTTCAAGACGATATGTTTGCGGTTGGCGTACTGCGTCCGACCAAGAACGAAGCCTTGGCGAAAGACGGCGACTACGAGAAGCGTCAAGTTCTGACTGAGCTTACTTTGGTCAGCAAGAACGAGAAGGCTTCTGGTGCGGTTTACGACTGCAGCTAATCCTGATGGGGGCTTCGGCCCCCTTTTTCCATTGGAGGTAGCGTGAAGAAAAAAGAAACGTTCGTTGATCTTGATGGATCAAAGTTCGGCATACTTACGGAGTATGACAACACCCCATACTTGGAGCGAAATCAACAGTTGCGGTCTGCTGGTGTTGGTAAAGACGATGTGCTGTCTGATTCATGGTACGTCGGAGATATTCCCATGCACGTTCTCGCCCAGTGGATGAAGGAAGAACGAGTGTCATGGGAAGACCATGATGGGATGAAGAATCTGATTATCAAAAAGTTGAATGATCCAGACTTTAAAAAACTAAGGATTGTGGAGGGCAGGATATGAAAGTGGGATTTTCTTTGGCGTTGGTTGCGGTTCTAAGCGGTTGCGCCTCAAGCACCAGCCAATATTACGAAGCGGTACAGGCCGCAGCGCAGGCTAATGCAGCCGCATCTCAGGCAAAATATGACGCACTTGCTGCCATTGCATCCTCTGGTGACGGACAAGCTGCCAGCGCCGCTGTGATGGCTCTTGCGCTAACTCAGACGCCAACTATCACTCCGGTTCCACAACAGTCTCAGGCGTTACAGTGGGCATCTATTTTGGCGACCCCGGTTACTAGCTTGGGAATGATGTGGATGCAGGCAGACTCAGCAAAGACGATGGCTAAGTACAGCGCAGACGTTGATCTGGCCCGCATTTCTGCGGATGCCACCACCCAGCAGTCGCTATATGGGTCGTTCGTTAGCATGGGTGAGGTCGCAGGCAACATTGACTATACGCCATTCGTTAATGGCATGGTTGATCTTGGAACTGCTGGCATTAATGGCGCGGTAAATCTAGGCACTGCTGGTTTTGATTCCAACGTGGCCCTCGGCACGGCTGGGATTAACGGGGCTGTCACCTTGGGTACTGCTGGGTTTGACTCTAATGTAGCCCTCGGCACGGCTGGAATTGATGGCGCTGTAAATCTAGGAAATGCCGGAATTGATGGCGCTGTAAATCTAGGAAATGCCGGAATTGATGGCGCTGTAAATCTGGGCAACGCGGGTATTACTGGGATAACCAATGTAAGCACAACGGCATTCGGCACTTTGCTTTCGCTTGATGCTGGCAATAACGCGCTGATGGATGGCGTTTGGTCAGACTACACCACGGCGATCGCTGAGATCATGAAAAATGTCCCACAGTTGAAGTGTACGGTTGTCAATAATGCTGACGGCACTTCATCAGTAAACTGCACTCCATAACGGAAGAGCGTAATGAACCGTGAATCACTCAAAGACGAAGTTAATCGAGTCATTGCTGGTGTTAGGAGTGATATCCGCACTGCTGTTACCCGTGTTGATGGTTTTCTCTATACCGTTCGAGTAGATGTTAGAATACGTTACAAGAAGGCAAAGAAAGCCGTCAAAGAGATGTGGTATGAGGTATGGAGATAATGGATCAGGCGTTAATTAATACGATTATTTCCATCGCCGCAGGGGCGTATGCGCTATTGTTGAAAGGGATGTGGGACGCCGTGAAGCATTTAGATGAGCAAGTTGGAAAACTGGAAGTCTCTGTGGCTGGTGAATATCTCAAGCGGGAAGAATGGAAATCTGATATGCAGAGGCTTTTCGACAAGCTGGATGCGATTGAGGAAAAGCTAGACCGCAAGGCAGATAAGTGAAGGCGATATTTTTTAGCTTACTGTTGCTGACTTCCTGCACAGTAGTAACAAGCAACGATCCAGAATGGCAGTGGCCCCATGATTGACCTTCTAATTGGCCCCGTATCAGCCCTGCTGGATAAATTCATACCTGACGCTGATGAGCGTAATAGGCTTGCCCATGAAATCGCCACAATGTCTGAGCGACACGCGCATGAAATCTCAAAAGCGCAATTGGCGGTTAACCAAACAGAAGCCGCGCATAAGAGTTTATTTGTCGCAGGCTGGCGACCGGCTGTTGGCTGGGTTTGCGTTATGGGGATGGCTTGCAACTTTCTCGTTGCTCCTATCGGTAATCTTATTCTTCGCCTTAATGGATCTGATATTGAAGTGCCGCTAGTTGATCTTCAAACCATGATGCCTGTCCTCATGGGAATGCTCGGGCTTGGCGCAATGCGTACATACGAAAAGTCCAAAGGGGTGCAGAGAGAAAAATGACCTACTTTTCTGACGATGAATTGCGCTGCCAGTGTGGCTGCGGTCAGTTGAAGTTTTCCGATGATGTGCGCGACAAGCTGGATGTGTTGCGCGAACTGATGGGTATTCCTCTGCCGGTGACATCTGGATATAGATGCCCTGACCATCCTATTGAGGCTCGCAAAGAGTCTGGCCCGGGGGCGCACTCTACCGGGCTTGCTGTTGATATTGGGGTGCAGGGCAAAGACGCCCACAGGCTTATTGCCCTCGCTATGATGCACGACTGCCCAAGGATTGGTATTAATCAAAAGGGCAGCGGCAGGTTCATCCACCTTGATTGGGACTACACAAAACCCAACCCCACCATCTGGTCATACTAACCGTAGCTTTTTGCTACACATAACGCACACAAAGCTGTACACATCCACAAAACTGTGTATACTGACCTCTGTTGTTCATCACTACGGAGGTTGTTATGAACCCATTACCAGAAAGCAGTCACGATGCCGCCAAGGCAAAACTCAACGGAGCGAGGCAGTTAGTCGCTGAGATCGTTGACATCATTCAGGAATCAATTGAGCGAGATTCCGACTTTCAAAGAACCATAGACCGCGAGCGATCCCCGCAGCAGTGGCAGTATTTCGATGGCTTTTTAAGTGCCAGACGGCTGGATCTCGACCATGTTCAAAGTCTGCGTAACTTTCTTCGGGAGGAGTTGTCATGATTGCGATATGGATTGATTACGAGCCTGTTTCTGAGTATCAGCAGATTGTAGACGGCGCTCGCATCATTGACGTTGAAGAGCGTGGGTGCTGGGTGATGGCTGACCCTTCAGACATTGACGCTCAATATGACATCAATGGTGGTTGCTACATGGACGAGGCGTGGGGCCAGCGCATTTTGGTGGAAGAGATTGAGTACACCGTCCATAAATGCACTTGGTTCAGCCACAAAATTCTGAACGCTGATGATGTTGTCGAGACGCTGGAGGAGATGTATGCCTGAGCTAGATCGGGAGTTGCAGGAGTATGTTGATTCATACTACAGGAACAGGCCGTTATTCGATGTGAGCGATTTTGTGCAGGGCTGGCATGACTGCAAGGAGGGAGAGCCAGCGACGGTAGAGAGCAGGGCGTATGTCGCCGGGTACGGTGCGCGCTATTGGTTTGAGCAAGAGCAAGATCGGAGGACGATGGTATGACAGATGGAGTGGTAAAGATTCACGGTCGGGAGTACAAGACCGTTGCGTTAAGGGTGGCGGAGTTCAAGGAGCAACATCCAGAGTGGTCTATTGTGACCGAGCTTGTATCCGCTGACGATGAGACTGTTGTTATGAAGGCGCTGGTGCTAGATGACTGCCAGCGAGTGAGAGGGACAGGCTATGCAGAGGAGAAAAGGTCGGCATCTAAGATCAACAAGACAAGTGCTATGGAAAACGCGGAAACGTCAGCAATTGGCAGAAGCCTCGCTGCGTGTGGTTTCGCGGGGACAGAGTTTGCTAGTGCAGATGAA